GATGCCTCAACTTTTTCTTCATCGGGTTCGGGCAACATTGACGGTGATTCTTTTTCATGGACTGGTAAAGCAGGCAACGACTTAACGGGTTGCACTGGTATTTCATTTAATCATCATAATGCAAGTAAAGTGTATGAAGGTGAGTTTGCGCATGTTCTGCGTGAAGTTTGCGCAGATTTAGCGGCGGCAGGATATTTAGAAGATGAAGGAACACATCAAACTGGCGCAGATGGTGGACTTCGTGGCAAGTCTTTGCGCATGAGAGGCGAACATTGCCTTCAACGACTTGCTCATTCGGGCAAGGCGTGATACAAAATGACTCAAACCTTTACTCGTCGTGGCTCATACAGTGAGTTTACTGTAAATGCTGATGACAAACCTTTGCGCAGGGCTTTGCGTGAATTGCAGGGTAAAGGAGAAGAACAACTTGATGGTTTTATGCGCATTGGAATAACGGAGATGATGGAAGAAGTGCGCACTGAATTGAAAAGTAAAGCAGGTTCGCTTGCGCAGGTTCGTGTTCCTCCGACTCTTGGGTATGGCAGGTCGACAAACATTCATGTAAAAGTTTCTAATGCCTTAAAACTGCACAAATACAAGAAACTTGAATACGCAGTCCACACAGGAAAAAACATACAGGATGCCGCAGTTGGTGTTCTCGGTCAAAGAGGTGGTCGACTTGCGCACATTGTTGCAAAGGGTATCGACCCATTCCGATACGGAAACTTGCCTATGCTTGTTATGTCAAGCACACGATGGTTTAAATCAACTGGAGCAAGAAACTGGGTTTCGACTGGTATGCGTATGAGAGCATCACATCCCGGTTTTTATGACACAATGGACTACATAGGAGAAATCGAAAAGCGATTTAAACGATACTTTGAAGAAAAAGTTGATGTAAGAGCAATCTATCCTGCGGCAATTCTTGCAGGATTTACTCTTTCACAAGCCAGTGGAATTAGCGCAAAGGGCGCAAGTGCTACTTCAAAGACTGGCGGAACAGGTATTATGGCGGCAAGGAGAGGGTAAATATGACAGTATCAAAACAAACAGACTATTGGACTGCAAGGCTAAACGGACAAGACCCTGCAAATCCAGTTGGAGACAACAATCAAGCATGGACTTTATCAGTAGGTTCTTCAAGCGATGGTTCTGCGCAAAATGGTTATTGGCGCATAACTTCAAGCGGTCAAACTTGGAAACAAACTGTCGCTGATGCTGAAAATGACCTCACCTTGATGTGTGCTATCCATATTGAGTCTGCCCCTTCGGATGGCGAAGTCCTCATGGCTCTCGACAATGGTAATCACCGAGTCGAGGTTCATAGCGATGGAAGTTTGGACAAGGTAAAACTCGTTGGTGCTACTACAACAACCAGTGGAGGGCTTGACTTGGGTATGGGTGATGATGAACCTGTCCCCTGTATTTTGCGTTTGACTCTCGACAGTAGCGGAAAGGCTCGACTCTATATGCGTGAAATTATTGAAGACGATGATGCACAACAACATTACCTTGAAGTTTCTGCGCAAAGCACTTCTGCGCAAGGCGCATTTTTCGGAACGACCAGTGGAACAGTCGACTTCTATTCTGTTTACTTTACGCCTCATGGTGCTTATTCTCCCGATGAAATGGATATGTCGGATTTTGTTTCACACAGTCTTTTGCGCACAGGAATGAAGATTGTTGAAATTCTGCGCAATAGTAATCGTTTGTTTTTGAAAACTCATGTCAAGGATAGTGGGGTTCGATACGGCTATGACTTGTCAAGCAATAGCATGATAAACCGATTCCCGACTCCAAATGTGCATGTTATGATTCAAAAAAGTGCCTCTCCCGAATTTTTGACATTAGCGGGGACTCGTACAGACCAACGCTATGAAGTTATTGTGTTTATCACCACAAAGGGAACAAATTATGAAAACTCCTATCGTTTAGGCGCAAGTATTCTCGGAGAAGTATTTGATGAGTTATATGTCAAAACAGGGCTTGAGCATGGTGTTGACAGTTTAGTTTCCTATGATGTTAAGTTTGATACAAAGGTTGACGACGATGAAACCGTGTGTATTCACAGTTTGAGTTTGACATACATGAAGAAAATCCGAATGTTTTTGCGTGAGGCTTGAATATAAACATTTCAATAGAAGTGTTTAATAGACAGTCATCGCTTCATTTGATTCATGCCAAGTAGCCATACACGCTATGTCAAAATCGTCAAGGAAGCATCATACAATCCAGCCGTAATTACTGCGGGTGGAGTTGTTGGTGAAGTCGAATCCGAATCATTCCAGCAATCATTCGATGTGCTAAAGCGCAACGATATGAATTATCAAGGTGCGGCAAAGGCAATCGTCAGCAAGAAAACTGCCGAAGGCTCAATCAGTATGGCACTGCAACCCGATGCTTTCGTCTTTACTTGCCTTCACGGTATTATGGGCGAGGATGTTGAAGGCGCAAGCGCAAGCGACGAAAGAACCTTTGCCGAGTTGGATGTTGATGAGGAAGGTGTTCTTCCTTCATACACATTTAAAATTGGTCGTGATGAAAGAGAGCATGTTTTCGGCGGTCAAGTTATCGAGTCTATCAGCGTTTCTGCAAGCGTTGGAGAATATGCAATGATGACTGTTAACACTGTTGGCGCAGGTCAAAAGTCCTCGACTGAAACTCTTGCAACTGGTGTCCCTACCTACACTGGCGATGCGGCACACTTTGCAAAGTCTTATGTTAACTTTGAAGCAAATGCTACAAATGCCGCAAAGTCCAACCTTGTGCAAAGCATTGACTTTGAAATCAAGAGCAACCGTGATATTGAAAACTCATACTCTTTGAGCAGTGAAACTTGCATTCGTGCGCCACCAATTACCACAAGAGAAATCAGTGGTTCATTGACTTTCCACAAGTCTATGCTTAGTGGAGATGTTTCAACAGAACCATACTTCGATGAAATTATGGGTGCTACCGCAGGCGGTGGCGAGGCTCTTTCAAATCCCGGTTCGGGCGCACCTGCTATTTCAGTCCTGTTTGAAGTTGATGCAAACAACTTTATTCGCTTTGACTTTTTCAAGGTTCACTTTGAGATGCCCGAAACCTCCGTATCGGGTCGTGATTCTCAAACAATGAGCGTTAACTTCCACGCCCTTTATGATTTGGGCGATGCAAATAAAATGATGCAAATTGTGTGCAAAGGTGCAGACTCTTCGATTGTAGCAAACTATGATGCTTGAGGTTGGTAGGTGATTTAGAATGCCTATCATGACTCCAGCAAACATAAAGACAATAGTTGTCTATGGAACACATTTAACAATTCATAGTGAATTGCAAACTGCTTTGCGCACATTGGGCGCACAAGATGAAATTTTTTCTATCAACATAGTGAGAAAAAGTGTTGGTAATAATTTTATGGCGGTAGTATCCTACGAAGATATGCCTTGAAGTCAATAGTAAGAGAATAGATAAGTAAAGAGAAGTGAAAAAGTATGCCAGTATTGAAGAAAGAAATTGAACTAAGCGACGGTAAAAAGATTTGGGTTCGCCAAGCGTCGGGTATGGAAAAACTGCCGATTGAAAACATCCAAGCAAAAATTTTCCGAAAGACTCGTCATTTTGGCGCAGACCCCGCAGAATGGACTCCCGAACAAAACGAAGAATTTGCCGACATGCTCGATGAAGCAGGCGGTGGAATGGCAGACCAAATCCAAGCATGGATTCCCAACTGTGTTATTGAGCCTGCTGATTTTGACATCAACACCCTAACCTCCGAAGAAGTGCGCACTATCCTGTCCTTCGTAAGAGGCGACACACTGGAAGGTGCAGTCCCTTTGGGTTAATCCCTCGCATATTACCCTCCCTATGTAGCACATTCAAAGGAATAGCCCCACATGAGTTTTATGAACAATACAACGAAGAAAATGGCTATGAAAGAATGCAGTTTGATATGGAAATAGCGAGGGAAATTAGCGAAAGGATTACAGAACAACACGAACAAGCCAAAAGCAATCGTGGCAACGGTGGAAGCCGTTCTGCGAAGCGTGCAGTGGCAAAGCGTAATCAAAGAAGGGCGGCAATGCAGAATCAAGCAGAAGTGGGGAATGCAGTCGATAAATGGTTAAGTGGTGAATAGAGTGGCAAGAGCAGGTGCGGCAAGAGTCTTTTTCGATGTTGTCGGAACATTTCAAGCCACAAAACTTATCAGCGACACACAATCTGCCGCAACTGTTCAGTCTGCAATTATGGCTGATGCCGCCGCTAATATCGCAGATTCTTTTGATGAAATGGCAGAAGGGATTCTCACTGCCGTTCAAGAAATTACTGATTCGTTTTACGCATTTGAAGCACAACTTATTCGTGTGAGAAAATTCTATCAAGGTATGGAAGGCGAAACTGAACGATTCGCCGCATCAGCAGTATTACTCGGTGAATCATTTGCATTTACTGGAGAAGAAGCATTGGCGGCGAGCGCAAGGACTGCGCAGTTGAAGCAGGTTCTTGAGTCGCAGGAGGCAATTATTGAAGCCACAAGAGCAGGTCTTTTGATGGCGGCAGTCGGTGAAATGGAAACCGAAATGGGTATGAACCGTTTGATTGCTCTTGCGCAACAGACTGGCTTTATGATGGGCAACTTGACAAAGGCGCAGTATGATGCTCTTGACGCAGAACAACAAGCAAATCTTGTTCGTGGTAATACCCTGCGTGTTCTCGACCAGTTGAACACAGTTGAAAACACCTCCGTTGCAACAATGGAGGACATTACTTTCGTTCTTAACCAGTTTGCTTCGCAGGCAAACATTGCAGGTGAATCTATCGGTGAAATGGCGGCTATGTCGGCATTGTTGCTTGAAACTGGTGAAGAGGTAAGTCGTGCGGGAACAGGTCTGCGTATGATTTATCAGCGTATCGGAAATGAAAATACTGATGCAGTTAAGACGCTACAAGAATTGATGGGTGGCGTTGATGCTTCGATTATCACACAAATGAAACTTTCGGACATCTTGAAAGAGATTGCGCCTGCGTATCAAACCATGACTGCCGAGCAAAAGCGAAACCTTGCCGTATCGGTTGCAGGCTCTCGACACTATGTTAAATTCCTCAAACTCATGGAAAATCAAGAGCGACTTGTTGAATTGCAAACAAGCGCATACAACGGCGCATACGGCGCACTTGATGAGTTTTCAAATCGTGCTGAATCGGCTATGTTCGATATGCAACAACTGCAAGCGATTACAGAAAATGTGCGTGTTGAAATTGGTGAAAATCTTGCTCCTGCATATCTCAAAGCAGAAGAGGCAACTCATGCTTACTTAACAGTAATTCGTGATTTATCCGAAACAGACTTTGGTTTGAATGTGATGACAAATGTAATTCGCACTGCTGGAATGTATCAAAACCTTATTGCGCCGTTTGCAAATGTTGGGTTTCAACTTTTCAACTTGGTTATTGCATTTAGGACTCTTGGCGCAGTTCAACGAGCAATGACCGCAGATGCGGTAAATCAGCGCAATGTATTTATTGAAAATGCAAAAGCAACAAAGTTCAAAAATCAAGTTGAAAACGAATACTCGGTCAACGCAGTTGCAAATCTTACGGCAACAACTGCAAAGAATCGCATTTACCGTCAAGAGTTAGTTAACAACATGGGTCAAGTGCGCCATTACCGTACCGAGTTGAAAGGTCTTGCAATTGCGCAAAAAAACAATCATGAAACTGCTCGCATAATGGCACTGCAACAGGCAGAAATCGGCGCAAGTGGTTCATATCAGGCAAGAATTCATCAACATACTGGGCGAATGGTGTTTTACAATGCTCGACAACAAGAGGATTTGTCAAGGACGCTTATGCAAAGTGGTAGTGCTTTTGCTAATGTTGCAGGACACATGAAGCCATATCAGCAAGACATGGTTATGTATCGAAGTCTTAATGCGCAGGCAGGCATTGCTACTGCTAATTTTAATTCGATGCTTTCGCAAGGAAGCATTGGAATGCGTGAAAGGGTGCAAGCGCAAAGGGACATGATAAATGCCCGTCGAGAAGAGTTTGCTATCATGAATCAAGAATATCAATTGCTTGTTCCTTTGACGCAAGCAGAACAGAATCAAGCGGCACTGCAAATCCAAAAGAATAATGCGCTAATTCAAGAAGCAAGAGTCAAAATCGGAATTATCCGAAGCGATGTTATGCGTGCAAAAATCAATGGCGAAACTGTCAACCCTTCGCTTATGGCTCTTATTGCAACAGAAGAACAACAAATCGCAACACTGCAAGAGCAAAATCTTGAAATGGAAAAAGGCATTCTTGCTTCGCAACAAGCGGATATGGCAGCCAAAAAACAAATTGCAACAAATCGTGTTGCTACTGTTGGATTCCGAGCAAGCGCAATAGCAATGGCGCAATCATCAGTAGCCGCAATCCGTCTTGGTTTGTCAATAAGTTCCGTAAATCGAGCAATGATGCCTTTGACAATGATTCTTCCGTTTGTTGTTGATGCTAATAAGTCAATGACTGTAATGATGGGTGGAATGGCGGCTATGATGATAATGCGTGCAGTTCCCGCTATTTATGCCAAAGTTGGCGCACTTACTGCTATGAATGCCGCACAAGCCAGTGCAATTGTCCTACAAGGCGCATTAACGGCAGGTGCAAGCCTTGTTGCCGCAGGTCTTGCTATTGCCGCAGGCTACATGCTTGTGAAGCCGTTTGTAGGCGATGCTTTCCTTGCAAGCCCACTTGACAACCTCAACGAATTTAACGATGGTCTAAGCACTATGGAGTCAAGTCTTGCTTCTATGATGAGTCAAGATGATGCTATTTTGGCAGGTGTTGTTGACAAGTCCTTTGCTCAAATTGCAAACAGTCCCGAACAAGTTGCAGATGCTTTGAAGGCAGTTAACGATGAAATTAACAGAATAGACACTGCAAAGAAAGGCGCAACTGGCGCACTATTGGCAGACCTTAACTCGCAAGGAGAGGCGGCACTAAAGGCAAAAGAAAACCTTGAAGGGTTAGGTGATGCAAAGAGCAGACAACTTGCTATTGATAGGGCTTTAGCAGACAACAATTTTGGAACAGGAGGGGTTGCGCATCATGAAAACAAATACCTTATTGACACCACAGGCGCAAACCAACTGACAAAAGACATTCTTGGTTCAACGCAGTTGATTAAAACTGGAGAAGAATACAAAATGACCTTTACAGACATTATGGGTGAAACTCACACAATTATTGGCGACTCTCAAAAAGATTTGTTTGATGAGTTAGATAAATTGCGTGAAGCAAATAGTGAAGATGTTTTGAGGGCTGAAAAGCACTATCTCGATTTGATGTTTGCGCAGAAAGAAGATGCAGTTGAAAATGAGCAAAAACTTCTTGAAAAAGCAAATGAGCAAACTCTTGGCGAGATGTTTTCGTTTGCAAACGCAAGAGAAGAATTGTTTTTCGGTCAACGGCAAAACTTTACAGGCGCACTATACAAGCAAGTATCGCAGGGTGGTATTGAAAACCTCTTGCACAAAACAGAAATTATCCAAACCAATGTCTTTAATGGCATGACACTTCCCGAAATGGTGAGTCAAGTAGCAGATGGAGTAGTAGCGGAGTTAACTAATCGGGGTATATCGGTATGAAGTCAATCACATTAGAACAAACTTATTGGCTTACAGGCTACTATGACGATTTTCATTCGTCTGTTGCAGTAGCAGATGACGCAAACGAAGCAAGTGTGCGCACTATCGACCACGCAAACTCGCACTTTGGGAGTCTTTTGAACGGCGAAAACATACTCAATCCACGATTTAAGCATTCATACTATGACCGTTTGCGCAGTGGGCAGTATCATGAAAATGACCCAGTTTTTAATCTCAATTATGATTTCTTTACCAATGATGACAACAAATTAACAATGAATCGTGGACTACACGAATGGATTACAGTTGACATTACAAACAGTGATGGGTCAAATCCCGAATTACAAACTTTCCTTTCTATGCCCACTACGCTTGCCGCCAATCGACACAAATGGAACGGTAGTGGTAGTGAAGGGTATTTGCGTTTTGCGAACCCACACGATTCAGCAGGCTCATATTACATGCCAACAGGAACAATCGACCCAACACTGGGAGGCGACAGGCACTTTACCCCAAAAGGAACAGGTCTGCCTGCTTTTAATTTGGAACATGCAGGAGGTTATTCTCGTTTAGTGTATAGC